TGTATTCACCCCATTGATTATAGAACCTGCAGTTATTGCTATCTTTTCTAAACCATTCATATTGAATTGCTTGTCCTACTTGCAGACCATATTCCATGGTTTTTTTTTCTGCATCAGAAACAAACTGATTGGGGAATACCGACTTTGAAATATCTATTTTAATATTTTTCATCTTTTTAATTGACTCGTTATTCCATGATTACTATACCTTGCAAAGGTAATACTTATTTTTGATTGTTTTTTTTCGGGAGTATATAAATGCTTTTGGGTCGCCATAATAGCTAATCCCGAACTTATAGAAGCATCATATTTAGTTCTATTGCTAATATCAAATCGAGCCCAATCCTCTAGAGTTCTAGTAAACATCATTGAGCCTACAACATCTGCTTCCCTATATGTTCCTGTTAAATCAAATCCTACATTTTTTTCAATAAAAGACTCAATGGCTGCTGCATGAGCCTGCTTCACATCTTCTGAACTATTAGGAATACCGCCCAATTCTTTTTCAGACTTAGAAAGCTTAATATAGTTTTTATCCGGACGATTCATAGAAAAACCCCTATACCCTCTGTTTTTAAAATGATATAATAATCGAGGCTTGTTGTTTTCCACCAAAATAGGCATTCCATAAAAAACACACGCCATTAACACTTCTTCAAAAAATATTTCAGCAGTTTGAGGTCTAGCTACATATTCTAAAAAAAATTCATTAGAAGGAGCATCGTCCATGTTAAATTTTGTTAACCCATGTAATGCTCCATTAGAACCTCCTCCTCCTACTGTTCCTGAGATATCATAAGAGTCACATCCAAAAGCACCCAAATGTTCATTTCCCGGAAACTTAATTCCTCTTTTTTCTAAAACATGATTTTGCAAATGAGCAGGAGGTGTCCATGAAACCTTAAATCTTCCCCTAGGATTAGGAGTCCAAATTACTTTACTATCTTTTACACCGTCTTTCCAACTAAAACTACCACGAGTTATATGATGTTCAGTTATTAATGAATCATTAAAATCTATTTGTTGATATATTTTTGTTAAGTTAAAAATAGAAGCCTTACTTTCATCTCTAAAAGCATGAGATTCTGTTCGAGGAAACTGACGATAAAATTCATTCAAGGCATCTGCATCATTTTTTAACGACTCTACTTCTGCCTCCCAATAATTTATTGCACCGTTATATATCATTTCTCCATCTACCCCCTCCACTTCTCTCTTAGGCTTTTTAAACACCGGCATTCCATATCGGTCTATAAACCCCTCCATATTCCATTCCATTGGAATAAACAGAGAATACATACCGCTTTTAGTTTGACCATTAGCATTACGTTTTTCTACATTAGAATCTTCAAATAATTTTTTAAAATTATTACCACCCTTATCTAGCGCATTAGATGTAGAACCCATTAAACATTTTCCAATTATCTTACTACCTAATCTTAAACATGTTTTGGTAACTCTCCAATTATTTAATATATTGTTAGGCTTTACCCACTTCCCGCTTTCATCATGTACCAACAACAATAACTTCTCTCCATCATAAGAGTTGTCGTCTGTATTTTTCCAATCAATAGTTGTATCCAAACCATATAGTTCTTCATTAGCAACATCATACATATTCTTTTTAGTAATCTTAGAGGCGGGTATTCTAAAGGCTAATTCAGTTTTAGGTTTATCCATTCCATCTTGTATGGGTTTAAAAAAGAATGGCAACCTACTTGAAATAGGAACAACTTTGTCGGTAAACATTTTTTTTGCATCTGACCCTGTTTTAGAAAGTATTCCAACCCTTGAATCTTTTGCTAATGTACCCACATTAACACATTCTGATGACCCCATATAAGAAAATCCTGACCGTCTTATTTTTAAATAAGTCATTCCAAAACTTCTTTTATCAGCCCTACACGCCTCCCAAAACAAAAAGAAAATTCTATTTGCCTCTCTATAATCAGGATAACCGACATCAATACTTGTCCATTGTAGATACATATAATGAGAGCCGGTAATATAAGTGGGTTCTCCATTGTTCATAAACCAAAAGCCTTCTTCTCTTTTATCAAATTCATTTTCAATATACTCTACCCATCTTGCCTTAAACTCTTTAGGCGCATCGTTCCATTGAAATATAGATTGAATTTTAGATAAAGACTTAGGAAGAAGAGTTCTTTCCCAATATTGTTCTTTTTTATTTTTACTTCTAGCATAGGATGTTTTAGGTTCTAAAGGTAAACCTATTGTTAATCCGGCTATTTTTATAATTTCACCAACTTGTCCTGATTTAGAAATATTTACAAAGTCATACTTTTCATTATATCCATACTGCCATGTTCGTCCTCTATTTTTATTAGTTAGAACACGCTTAGGTATGTAATTGTGTAATACCTCGTAAAGTTTATTTTGAACGTCTTTCTGCAAATCCTTGTTTAGTGTCTAAATGTTTATTACTATCTAATGCCTTTAAACTCTCTTCCTCACTATCTATTCTACTAAGAATTTCAAAAGCATCAAAAATGGCTAGCTTTTTAGTGGCTGCCGCATTTTTTAATCTATCAGCCGCCAATTCGTCTTCAGGGTCAGGTTTAATTATTTCTTCACGCGCTACTTTGATTAGCTGCTTTACCGCCTTTCTGCCCGCTTCAATAATCTGTGTTTTTAGTTCTTTTGAATCCATCTTTTTTTCGATTATATTTTTTTTTATTTTTATGAACCTTATGCTGAGTGTGTTTCCAAAAATCTTTTATGTCCACCTTTTTCCATTCAAACTCTTGGCTCATAGCTTTAGTGTTATTTGATGGTCGTATACCCTATACAATAGTTCATCATCTACATAAAATTCATACTCACTTTCAGGAGTAAAACTTACCGTATCTCCATTTTTTACCCCTTGAGACTTTAAGTATTTATTGGAATATTTCATTTTTCCTAGTAAAGGTTCGTATATGGTGTTTTTAGCAATATACATATTTTGCTCCACCTTTAACGGCTTAACAAAACAATAGCGGTCATATGTTTTCCACCCACCTTTATCTTTGTATAAAAAAAATTGTTCTGAATCAATTAAAAAGATATCATCTTTAAAAAAGCTTCTGCCACTTTTTTGTCTACCATACATGTCATTATAAAACTTAAACACATTATGATGCACCAATAAAGTATCTCCTTTTTTTATAGGACCACTATATCCACGTGGAGTCTCTAAAACTACCGCCTCTCTATTTGAAAACTTGTGGTCTTCTTGTGATGAGCTAACAATAAAATCTACGCCTCCAATATTTTTAGTGTTAGTGTATCTTTTGTTATTTTTAGGTTTTACAATAAAGTCTGTTAATGATTTCATTCAAAAAAAATATTATATTCAATAGATATAGGCATTGTGTCCGTAAACTCTTTCCACAAAACTATTTCATTATCTTTTTGAATCCAAATTTTTATTGCACCATTATCATTTTTTATTAAGTGAATCTGGTGAGTTTCATTAAGAACATCTTGTCCTACAATGTAATGCATAGCACCAGACTTGTAATCCGGTCCTATAGAAATTTTTCTTATATCCATTTTATTTTATTTAAGTTATATCTATATGTTTATATCTTATTGTAGTTGTTACAGTGGCTCTCCCTGTAAAAGTAATAGGTCCAAATGCTGTCCACAGCAATCTACTCCCATTCGGAGTTATAAAAAGCTGATAATCAGTGATACCTGCGGCGTTACTTAGGCGTAATTTAACAATTTTATTAATAGAATCTTGAGGGGTGTTCACCCTTCCTATTCCTAGCTTTTCCAAATTGGTAGTATAACCTGCGCCTGCAGCTAAAGTGGTTTGAGCTAAATAAGCCCCTGTTGAATCATAAAGTTGCCCCAAAAAACTACTGTATATACCGATGGGGTCGTTAGCAATGGCGGGATTATTTGGGTCATGAACTATCTTCCATACCGCAAATCTGGGGTCTATAACAATAGTTTTTCCTGCGGGGGCCGGTGGAACTAAATCCGGATTTAACTCAGGATTAACTCCCTGAGGATAAAGCGTAAAGTTACTATCTATAACAAAAGTGTTTGTAGAAAATGACCATCCGTTTAAAAAAAATGTACTTAACTCTTGGATGTCAAAATTTTTTACAGGCTTAGTAGGGTCTATTGTGTCTGTCCCCACCATCTTGTCGCTCATGCTTAAAGGAAGACGTTTTTTAGATAAAGACTTAACCTGGACCATAACATTACTTTGCTCTTAATTAACACTATAAATTTTATACGTAGAATTTATATTTAAATTACTAGCTCCCGTCGTTGCATTGCCAGGCGCAGTAACTTTTAATCGCACTTTGCAATTTTCTAAATCCGGAAACACATCATAAGTACTGTTATTTTGAAGATACAAACCCATAGGGTTCGGGTTATTTATAGTATTAGAACCAAGATTCTGCCATGTATAAACAACGACTCCCGCACCATTTACATATTCCACAAACCATTCTACCGGGGTAGGAAAATTATAAGCAGGCGCCTCATAAGGATAGGTGCCGAAAAAAAAATCAAACAAAACAATAGCTTTACCCACCCCCGGAGCAGGAATTAAATCATAGGGATTAGCCGGTAGTTCTTGAACCGTAACCCCTCCTGGAATAACAACCTTAAGATATTGCAAATCATTAGTCACAAAATCAGACAAATCTTGGGCTGTAAAATTTTTAGTTTGATTCGGGGGAGTGTTAGTAGTGTCAGTACCCACCAACATATCACTAGCTACAGGAGGAGCTTTGATTCCATATGTGCTTATCTTAGGCATAGATTATGTTTTTACTTTAACCGTGCCGCTAGTCTGATAAAGTTGGCCCGCAACCAAACCCGCCGCCCCTGCAGTCGCATCGTCTGCATAGTCAGGCAATGTGATTATTGCGCCGGACGCACCTCCTCCTAACATTCCCACTAATTGTTGAATAGTGAAGTTTTTAGTTAAGTTATCATTATCCACATCTGTTCCTATCAATATATCTGATAAAGCAGGTGATATTACTTGAGCATACGTACTTATTTTAGCCATTTACCTTTTCTTTTTGTGTTTGGGTTATTTCTCCGGTTTCTAAATTAATTTTAGCATCTTTACCGTATTTTTGTAAAAGAACCTTCTCTTTGTTGCCAAAGTTGTCTTTCATTTCTTTTATTACATTTAGAATCATTTGCTTGCGCAGTTCATTGTCTGCTAATTCCACTTTTGCTCTATTGTAATTTTGAAGCGCTACTCTTAACTCAGACAACTCTTCTTTTTTTAATTTTTTTGCCATTATATTTAATTTTAAATTATTTTACAAATATACTAATATTTTCCTTGCCTTGATTTTGGGGACGATTTTGTTGACCCTCCTTTGCCTGCCCACAGAACTTTACAGGCCCAATATTGAGCACTTAGCTTACTTTTTTTCTCTCCACACTTATGCCTCGCTCTAAAACTTTTTCGAGCAGCAGTTGAATAATTGTGACCATAACCTTTAGCCCCAAAGTGCACCAACTTTTCTTTACCACCTTCACATGCTTTAACCATTTTCTTTTTACCCGGGCGTGTGCTAGGTCGCACCACATTGCATTTCATGTTTTTTTTATTCACCGCCATATTAATCTTTTTTATTGTGAGAACCTCCGAAGAAAAAATCAACAACCGTATTCACTTTAGCTGA